TTTCGTTGAACTACGCCAAAGAAGCTGCTGATAACCGCTACATTGCAGAAGTCACAACTAGGGAAATCAACATCAGCTCACTGACAGAAGTGGTCACGATTTCACGCGAGCTGTGGGTCGTCGGTAGTTTCAGCCACGACCAAGAGATGCTGACTTTTGTGTTGCGCGGTCCAGGCGATGCCACTAAGCAAGGCCCAGGGCGCTACCTATCCCGCACACTAATTGGCAGCGTTCCAAGCTCGGGCACGCTTGTGATCTCATGAACTGGCATCGCTGGATCGGCAAAAAGCACGTCACAGGTGACGATCCTGTTTGCGATGACGGCTGCGACTGCCTGTTGATGGTGACACGCATCCGAGAACACCTTGGGCTACCGGCGCCAAACGCCATGGACGTGGCAACGCTGATTTTGCTGTCCCAATCCGAAGCGTTCAGCGAAATCCACAAGCTGATCCTTCCGCACTTGGTTCCGGTGCAGACTCCCCACGATGGCGCGTTTACAGTGTTTGAGACGCCCGATCAGATTGGAACTGCAGTAATGATCGACGGTGGTTTGCTCCACGTCAGCCATAAACGTGGTGTCCGCTGGCTACCCGGCAATCTGCTTCGCAAGTTCGACTGGTACGACTGGAAATGAGCGCACCCCTTCTACCCCAAGACCGCTATATCGCCGAGCTGCTTGGGCTTACAGAAGATGAGATGCGCTGGTATAAAGCGGAAGTACAGCGGCGTGCGTTGGAAGGTCCGCAACCGGCAGTCATAGCTGGCGATCCAGGGACACTTGCCCTGACCATTGCAATCATAAACCTAGTCGTAGGTGTCGGTTTAACGATTGTGTCGGCACTGCTGGTGCCGCGCCCACCGAGCGATAATCGGGGCCGCTTAAGAACCAATCAGCGCCAAGGCGACACACTCCAAGTCCCGTCATCTTTTGCGCCGACTTACGGCTTCGAGGCTGTACAGGATGTCGCACCACTTGGTGATCCAATCCCGCTGGTCTACACCAAACGCGAATTCCTAAACGGTCAGTGGTACGGCGGCACCCGCATCAATACTCCGCTGCTTTGGAGCCAAATTTGGTCGCTTGGCGGCAATCAAATGCTGCGAGCAGTCTTCTTAGTGTCCGAGGGCGAAATTGGCGCCATCCATCCTTACAGCTTTGCCATTGGCAACAACAATCTCGGTGCCTATTCATTTGATGGCGACCTTCAACGTATTGCCATTTATTCCGTAAACAATGGTGGTCGCATGGCCATCGGCAACTATTTGTCTGGTTCTCGGAATGACGTAGGCGCACAAGGTTATTACGCCAACGATATTTTTCGCATCGAGGCTGGAATCAATACGCCCGCAACCAACACGCTCGTACCTTATTTTTGCGGAGCATACAAACCCAGCACATCCACAAGCTTTGGACTTTATTCTCCCATTGCAAACGGACTTGGCTATCGCATCAATCCACGCATCCGTCCATTGCGCCAACTTCAAGCCAATGAAGATGAGTATGACGCAGTTGATGATGCCCAAGCAGTAGCAGAGGCTTGGAAGTATAAATACTGTTACAGCAGTAAAGCTGGCATTATTTCTGCATCAAAGCCAGCCGATGCAGATGGCTTAGTGGATCTTGAAGTGGGCGACACTTTCCAGTATATGCTCAGCTCCAAGTCGGACGCAGTTAGGAACCAACGCAAAAATCCATCTATTTTTGTCAACCAAAGGAACAGCGATAATAAGCGCGGTTCAATGGATGGCGAAGAAACTCTTGTTAGTGTTGGACAGGCAGTTGCTGGACGGCAGAAACAATACGACGCTGCATTGGAGGAAGGCGAGCTTTATAAAGTAGGTTCATGTCTGGCCATCTTAATTTCGCGCAGTCCTGTATTTATTAGCGAATCAGACTACAGTCTTGATGCTCTTCAAGAGGGCACGCCAGCAGAAGATGACCCCGGAAGCCCTGGTGAAAGCTTGTTCTGTACGTTCAAGGTGGTACGCGCCGGAACTATCGGCGTAGCAGGCACGTCCCTCGTAGACACTCGATTCTTTGACGTACCAGCAGCAAACAAAATTTACCCTGCAGAAGATGGGGACAACCGCGCTTCTAAGCCATGGTTGTATCACACTGTTGGCACAGATTATGCTGAAGGCGAGATTGGCGAACGTTATTACACGGCATCTGCATTCCCCCAAATTTTCCGCTGCGCATTAGGTGGCATCACACTTAACCGTCGCACGCGTCGTTTTGAAATAGGCATTCGTAGCACTGTTGCCATGCAAATTCAAGGCATGTGCAATTTTGCCGACATTCCCATTGAGATTCCTGATTACACCTATGGCATTGTCACGGCTGTTCTCGTTGTGTCTGGTAATACTGGCGGGCTAGTTAATGGCACGTTTACGCCTACAGTGTCTGGCGGCTCTGGAACTGGTCTTGCACTGTCGATTACTGTTGCCGGCGGTTTGATTACTTCCACCGTAATTGACAATGGTGGCAGCGACTATAAGGTGGGCAATTCTGTGACAGTCGGACTTGCTATCAGCGGTGGTGGCACGCGCACCATCACCTATGAAATTGATGCCGTAGAAGCACAGGAAACTGGTACGAACGAAGTGCCTGGATATCGTGCTATCAACTGGAAAGCTGCTGATGCTTTAGACGGTAAAGATATCGAAGATAATCTTACCAACTCAGTTTTCACTTCTGGGACGGTCACATCACCAGAACGACGCTATAGCTTTTTCCGCATTGCATTGCGAAGTGATCCAGCCGTAGATAGCGCTTTTCTCCCCATGGACACCTATGTGTTTGCAGTGGCTAGCGCAAAAGAAACACCCATCTTTAATTACTTTCGTTTTTTGATGGCGGGTGATGCAAGTTGGGAACTGCGCATTGAGCCCGTCTCAAGCTGGGAGCTGCGCTGGGGAATTGATCGTGGTGAGGTGACAGTAGTGGAGCTTGATGCAAATGCAGGTCCTGCATTAAGCGTGCCATTCCTCGGTGGTGTTGCCTATACAAAAGGCAAGTTTTTGACTGGCGTTTCATTTGACGAGCTGTTTGACATACAAGGCTTGCGTCCCAAGCGCGAGATTGGCATTAGCTGGACAGAGCCAGGAGAGGATGGCGATTATGGTTCCAATAACGATGGCACATATATTGATTTGTACGCCCGTGCGGCTGAGTTCTTCATGTATGACGAAATCACCACCACATGCTCGTCTGCTCCCGAGCACGAAGTGACCTATGTGAATGTAATTCAGCCAAACGACACGGCGCCACAGTACGACAATCTTTGCCTTGTTGGCATCAACGCTAAAGCAACACGGGAATGGTCGCAGTTTTCGCAGTTCTCGGCATATGTTACTGAAGGCATCAAGGTGAACCGTTTACTGGGTGGGTACGAATCGACGCATCTGTTCCCTGAAATTCTCTATGATTTCATGACCAATACGCGCTACGGCTTAGGCGATGAAATTAGCGCAGAGCAAATTGACACCGCATCGTTTACTGCCGCTGCTCAGTTCTGTCTAGACAATCGCTTCTTCTACGACGGTCCAAAGCTGAACAATACGAACTGGCGTCAGTGGGCAGCCGATACTGCAGCAACGCACTGCCTGCTGTTGATCGAGCGCGGTGGAATCTTTTACTTGGAACAAGCCATTCCAGAGCAGCCTGAAATTCGTGGTCTGTTTACTGCGGGCAATTGCATCAGCATGGAACTGCGCATGGCAGAGGCCGAGCAACGTCAGCCAGTGTCGTTGTCGGTCAAATACAGAACTGAACAATATGGTGGTGCAGCGCCGTCAGAAAGCACTGATCCCTCATACGGCCTATTCCCCGAACCGCAGGAACGCCTTGTGTATCACACGTCTTGGGGCGAGGGCGTTACCGAAAGCATCGATGTGTCGGACTTCTGCACCAGTGAAAACCACGCCATCAAAGCAGCGCGATACATCATCGGTGCTCGCAAATTGTCCGATCACACAGTCAAGATTACAACCACCTACGAAGCACTAACCAGTTCGCTGGCACCGGGCGATTTCATTAAGGTCGCTCTCGATTACACGTATTACAACCAGTTCGTTAATGGGGCTGTAACCGGAGACGGCAAGCTGGTATCGTCTACTGCCTTGGCGGATGGTACGCACACAGTTGTGTACTGGACTGGCGAACAAAACGCCGAAGTTCTTGAAGGCACGCTGACGGTCAGCAATGGCGGCACAACCGCCAGCCCAGCCGGGATCGTCTTCACGGTCAAGACTTCCGAAATTACAACGCGCACTTACCGCATTGATTCCATCCAGCCGAGCGATGATGGCTACGAGATCGAAGCCGTCCACACGCCAATGCTGTCTGATGGCACGCTCCAGCTTTACGCTGAATGGAGCGATGACTCGTACTGGACGGAGCTGTAACCATGGCAAATTTTCCGGCAGTCACGCCCACGGCACTGGATTTCACCGCTCCTGAATTTCCGGTCAAGTCCAACACCTCGCTTAGCGGTGTCGTCTCTCGCCGCATTTTCGGTAACCGTGGGTCACGCTCGGTTTTGAGCCTGAGCTTTGACAACCTAACGGATGCTGTTGCGACTGAGTTCTTTGATACTTGGAACGAAGCCAGGGGTCAGCTAGATAGCTTGACTTTGCCAGCGGCTGTGTTCACCGGAGCTGACGCTGCACTGACTACATATCTTTCAGATGGTGGCGATCAACTTACGTGGCACTTTTCTGAGCCACCACAAGTGCAGCGAGTGAAACCCGGAATTAGTAGCGTTCGAGTACGTCTTGAAGCGACGCGTGACGCCTAGCTAAGCTGGACGTAGCTTGGATTGATTCGTGGCTGTCCTTACAGGTAAAAACGGCGCTCTTCGCTGGAACGGTGCAACCGTTGGTCGGGTGCGGTCTTGGTCGCTGACCGTAAGTAAGGACGCACTTGAAACTACTAATCTTGGCATTCACGATCGCACATACGTCTCCGGCTTGCGTGGATCAACTGGGACTGCAGAACTTATGTACGACCCATCAGAGGGTCAAGCTGTAGCACTACTTAATAGCATTTTTAGCAACGAAAGCACCCCAAGTGACTCTGTAAGTTTTGTGCTTGATACTGCTGGGGGGAAAAACCTTAGTTGTGCTGCATTTATTACTAGTGTTTCCCCCAGCGTAAGTGTTGCTGATATTCAAGTGTGTTCTGTGGCGTTTCAAGTATCAGGCGCACTTACTGGCGGTTTCTAAGCCATGGCCGTTCTCGGTGTTGAAGGTTATGTACGCTTCCGCCGGGAAGCGCCAGCCCCAATCATTGTCCCTGCATCCGCACTACGGGCTGACATTGACACGCTGCAAGTAGAAAGTACAGAGTTCTGGAATGGTGACGAAATTTATGTATTTTCGCCGCGTGGATTGCCTATTTCAGCAGATTCTGTCCCCGAGGGCGTTGGATGCTACTACGGATCATTCTGGGAGCTAGGTGACAACCGCGATCACGTAACAAGCGAGGATGACGAATACTATGTCAGCGCAGATGACACCGTGTACTTTTACAACCAAGGTTCACCAGTAAATACGGCGACATATTTTATTTACCGTGACCAATTAGGGCGTATCAGCTTTTACACCACTCGCGCCGCTGCACTTGGTGGCAGTAGTGGCGACCGCGTAGATCTAAAGCAGCTTGATTTTTCTTATGTTCTAATTGCCGCAGCGGGCACAGAAGAGTACAACAATTCTCTTGCTGAATGTATTGCCGCTACCGGCGAATATCGCT